TCACCAATATAATCATCTAAACTCCATGTTGGATTATTCGATGCAATAGCTCCTGAGATATAAGTGTTTATCTGTGATTCTGGGGAGAATGAAATATCAATGAAATGACTGTCATTTTCTCTAAATTCATTTGATGCAGTTGGAAATGTTTGTAAACTTAACATAGATGATAACACACTACCTGACGCTATACTATTGTTTACAATTCTTACTTTTTCATTATTGTATCCTTTAATTAAATTGGATTTTAAGCTACCACCATATTCTTTAACATCTAATATACTACTTGATATGGAACTACCAGTGATATAAGTTCTACTTGGAATACCAAATGTAGTTATTAAATATTCTAAACCAGTTTTTGTACCTTTTGTTTTTAGTAATAAAGGTAAGTTGTGATAGATACGTTTATATAATTCCGCTAATAAATCCTTACGAGGAATATTATTCAAATAACTTCCAGTTATCGAGAAATTATTGTCAAAAACACTACTATCTGTATTAGTGCCTATTAAGAATTGATCTACAGATTCACCTGCTTGACTATTATATAATTTAATTCCTAAAGACTGTAATTGGTTATATACTAAATCTTTAGAAATACCTGCGTTTAGATTATTATTTGCTAAATTAACATCCGTTACTGCTTTAAGATAAATCCAAATATTATCAAAATATTGACCAACCATATTAAGGAAAGTCAAATATTGATTATTATTTTCGTCATCTCTAATAAAGTTAGGAACAGCATAAACTAAATTATCATAATTTTCATTATCATAATCTAATGCAGACCCTGTTAAAGCACCATACCAGCTTATTACAGCAGCTGATCCTGTTGATAATAATGAATACGGTTTATAAGAGCCGGATTTGGGCCAAGCATATGAACTAGATTCAAAATATAAGTATGATTCATATCCATCGAACTGTGTAATTAATGTATTAATACTTGATGAATATTGATTTATTTCTGTTTGTAAACTTGCTGTTGTCGCAACATAAGGAGTATATAAATTTATTAAATTTGTATAATCTTCAATTTGTTGAACTTTAGTATAAAAGTTGGCTACACGTTGATAAGCAGATCCAAAAAATACAAAATTGTTAAAATCAGTATAATCTACATTTATTGATATACTTTGAGTAGTCATTAAATTCAACAACTGTTGATAAGATGAATTTTGTAATGACTGTAAAGTCATTAATGCTGTATCGTAATTAGTATATGTAGTAGATACTGTGCCTTGACTAGGAATAGAAATATCAAAATTTGGACCTCTTAATGTTGGGGGAGGTGGTGGTATTATTAAAGTATCTAAATTTATATCAAATACATAAGGAGATACTTTTTCCTCTACAACCCATAATGTTTGTTTTTCTTGAACTTCTGGTGGTAAAGGTTCATACATTTTAAATAGAACCTCATATCCCGTAGTAGCTTTATTTAATGCTATATTAACAGCTACATATTGTTGATTATCACCAAAATTTAATAAATAATCTACATAATATGATGAACTATTGATTTGATTAATAACATTATTAACAGTTGATTCAATTTCATCATTTGTTAATGTAGTAGAGGCTAACCTAATTTCAGTTCTATCCTGCGATATTTCTTTAATAAATAAAGCTCTATCAATATTATTAGACAATATATTGCGAAAGAAATTATATCTAGAATTAAATTCCCCTGATGTATATCCTATATTTTGAATATCTTTAACAGGATCTATTTCTATAGTAGGGTATAATGAACTTGTAGGAGTTACTAAAGTAGATGTAATACCAACATCTGTTGTTTGTATATTACCAGTTGTATTAGGATTATTAGAAACAGCGGGAGTTAATCCTGTTGTTGTTGGTAGTTTATAATCAAGATAATTATAATTTGTATTTAAAAGATTACCACCAGCATCATATATGTAATATTCTATGTAGTCTCCTGTTCCACCAAAATTTTCTTGTAAATTCTGAGATGAAATTAAGTTAGTATCATCACTAGAATAACGTGTAACTGTAGTGGTATTTATAATATTACCTGTTATTTTAATATTATTTGCCATTATTTATTTATTGTTTTACTTAAATCATTAACTATAGTTTGTGTATCTAATAGTTGTTGTCTAAGTGTAGTAATTTCGTCTAATAAAGCTTGAATATCGTCTTGGTTAATTATAACACCCAAATATTCTGCTTCTTTTTCTAATATAAATCTATGTGAATCAGCTTCACCTTCTTTAGGTATTTGGTAAAATAATTGTTCATATAATTGAAAAAAATCCTCTAATGTAAATGTCGGTTGTTCTTCAGATCCTTGAGCATTTAATAATTGACTAAATTGTGTATTAATTACTTTAGGAAAAGTAAGTTTATCAAATACTTGTTTTTCTATAGGAATTTGAGACATATTATCTTACAACTTTAAAAAAATAATTATCATCTAATACTAATGTACTACCATCAATAGTAGTTTTAATTAATATTTTATAATAACGTTCAGGTTCTAATCCATTCATATATACATCAAAATACATACCTGTTGAATCGCAACTTACTTTAGTATATATGGTATCGTAATCTACGACAATTTCTTCGGTATCCAAATCTTTTATTGAATAATATGAAGCAGTTGGTAAAGCTTTATTATTAAGATAAACAGATGTAGCAGTAAATGCTCTAGCAGGGTATCTGTCTCTTATGTTTACTCTAAAACGTTGAACCGAATCTTGTTGGTATTCGCTTTGATTATTTGCTAATGTAGCTACTATATTAGGTGATGTAGTAACAGATAATGAACCTGTATTATATGACCAATCATCCCATCTTACTTCTAAACATGGGGGATAAATTGTATGAGTATTACCTGAAAAATATTTAGTTTCAAATTTAGATGCTGTTGTAAATTCTAATACTTCGTCATGTTTTAATATAAATCCATAATTAGCTATTGCACTTCCGGTCCAAGCTCCTACTGTATTAGTAACTTTTAATTCAATATCTTTAGAAGATATACGAGTGAATGATTGAGTTGCTTCATATAAAGATGAAGTATACCATAAACCACCACCTACATTAATACTATATGAACCTGTAGTTCCAGATATAATTGTATCAAACCATGTGCTTCCGCTTAATTCTGTTGTAAACGCCCAACTAACACCATCTGTAATAGAAGGTGAATCGCCTAATCTACCTATCCCTACGTTCCAATCAACTGCTAATGGGTGGCAATGTATAGTATAATCTAAAGGTAATTGTGAAGCATTAGCTAATGATAAACGTAAATAAGCATCATAGTTAGCTCCGTTTACTTTATTTGTAACAACATCTAATATTTCCTCTGTTGGAAATTTAATAATAGGGCGAGAGATTTCATTAGTACCCTCAATAGTATAATAAGTGCTGAAATCTAATATTTCATCAATACCTGAATTTAATACAGGGTAATATGAATATAATGTTGCACTTTTTTCAGGAAATATTTTATATACAGCCATAATTAATTAAGTTGCTACATATAAATATTATATAACTTAAATGTTTAGAAAGATACTACTCTTCCTTGAATATCTGTATTCGGATATCTTATTTCAAATATACTAGGATCTAATGATGGGTATATAATATTATTACGTATAGCTCCAGGAATATCATAAGCATATAATGAATATGTAGTTCCTGTTGAATCTTGTTTATTTATAAATTCAAGTTTTACTACTGATTGGACACCTTTTACATTTAATATTGCAGATTGAACATCAGATATTTTGATAGGTTGATTAATATTCCATTTATCAGTGTTAAAATAATTCTGTAGTGTTACGATACAATCCGTTACCACACTGTTGTTATTATATCCACTTCTAACAGTAATATCAAAATTAATACCTATATTAATATAAAATGCATCTTTAATATTGATAGCATCTGTAACCATTCTAAATTGATCAATATATGTAACTAAATTTTCTTTTAAAGTAGTAGCAGCTGTTACTAGTTGTTTATTAGAATTATATCCTAATATATACATGTCCAATGATAATGGATTTCTTTCTTCGGTAGTTGCTACTGTTGGTGTTGCTATCATTTCTTTAGCTACATCTTGTGTAACATATACTTTAGCAATAGAACCATAATCTGATGGTAATGATAAAGCACGTACCATATAATCTTCTCTAGTTACTGCACGTAATTGAGATTGATATGTATTAAATGCATTATTGCGTATTTCTTCAACTTGATCACCATTTCTACCACCACTAGCTGGAATAGGATTGGTTACTGCAAGTGTGGTTTTTATATATTGAGACATTGCATCATTAATAGGGGTAGCAAAAGAAACATTAGAATTATCTATTGTTGTAATTGTATTTGCTGCTGTATTAGCGGTTAAACCTCCACCTACTAAATATCTTACTGTAATATTATTACTTGGAGCTAAACCATATTCTTGTGTAAAAAATACACCCGCTTTATTATAATCATCGTATAAAGTAGAAATACCAGGTACTAGACCTAATTGAATATTATCTGGTGTAGGTAAAATGGTTTGGTCTGTTTTATTTGAAACTCCAGCACCAAATTCTATTTGTAAAGTATTATCTGATAAAAAGCGAGATACAAAACGACGAGGTACACGTTTTAGATCTAATAAATAAGGTACACCATCAACGCCATAAGAAGGATTAGCTACTTTTTCAAATATAATAGCTTGAGCTAAATAGGGTACCTCATACCATCTATTACCTTGAACATCCGTAGCATCTAGTATTTGTAATATATTAGTATCTGAGATATTGGCTAGTTGAAATTTTTGTGGTGTTGAAAAATTAAGGGTAGTAGATTTAATTTCAGCAGATATAGCTTTAACTGATTTTTTTAATAAAAAATAATTACTATCAACAAATGTTATTTCAGTATCGGCTGTATTAGTAAAATCAACTTTATCAACTGTTATAAATTTAGTACCAAATCCATTAGCGGTTAATGGAGTATTTTCAGGAACTATAAGGGCATATGTGTAATCAGGAACTGATTGGCTTCCTGAGGGAATTGATGGGATTAATTGAAATATATCTACTGTAGTTACAGAAGCATATGATGCTTTAGGTCTGTATCCTAACATATACGATAAAGCATATAAATTTTCTTTTTCTTTAGCGTATAATAGAAAATTTTCCTGTACTTGAGTATCTAAATAAAATGACATTACATCACCAACATAAGCCGCCATCTCAATAAACATATTTCCTGGTGATGCTTCTGAAAAATCATTATATGTAGTTGGAAAGTAGGTTCTAGCATAATTTATAAGATTAGTCTTAAAATCGCTAAAAGTCTTATTTAAATATGATACGTTACTATTATCTGCCATTTTATATAAATTGTACTGTTATTTGATCAGCATTTCCTGATAGGTTTATTCTATATTGAACTGTTATACTTATTGTATTTTGATCTTCTTGTTTATCTATAATCAAATTAGTGACTGTTACTTCAGGAACAAAAATAGATACGTTAGTTGATATTAGATTTCTAATTATTACAGAAGTATCTTCTGTTATTCCTTCAAATAATACAGTTTTCAAATCTGCTCCAAATTGGGGATTCATTATTCTTTCTCCCTTATTAGTAAGTAAAAGATTAATTAGATTTGATTTAATTTGTTCTTGAGTACTATATGTAGGATTAAAAGCAGCAGGACCATTAAAAGGTAGTGATACCCCAATTGCAATATTTCCTTGCAAATCTAATGGGTTAACACGTACTACTTGAGGTATAGGCATATTAATCTAATTGTCTTAATCCTGATTTATCTTGAGGCGTCATGTTGTTTGCCGCGTCTGCTATAAAATTTAAATACGGGTTTATTCTCTCACCTGTACTCTCGTCTACTTTGTCAATAATTTTTAAATCACTACGTTGGGGTTGTTGAAAACCAAACTCAGCTCCCATTTTAGCCATTAATGAGCTACGTACATCTCCAGATATTGGAGCTACATCAGCGCTAGTAAAACTTAATGTCCTATTTTCATTTAAGGATTTTTTATTTTGTTTTGCTAAAGCTTCATTAATCATATCAGGCAATTCTTCATACATTGCCTCAACTACGGCTTCTTTAATTAATTTTTTGAATACTTTAATGTTCATACGAATAAATATTTAAGCTATTAAATTTTCTCGATCTATTATTAATTTCAATGTTTCTATTAAATCATTTGGATCTAATGTAAATGATAATTCGCTTTTTAACACTGCTACATTATTAGTATCAATAGCCTCTGCGTAATGGCGTTTATTACCAGATACTACTATTGCTCTAGGACCGCTTTCCTCTTTAATTGCGAATTTAAATCCTTTATATGTTTCAAAATCTGTTGTACCAAACTGATTAGGATTATCTGTAAGTGAAGAATTAATTCCAGTTGCGGCTGCCGCTTCTAGAATTCCATTTATTGGTAATAATTGTGCTTTTAAATCTTCTAATACTGCTATTATTTTGTCTAACAATGTTGTTACTATGGGTAGGTAAGCACTTAGTACCAAAAGAATTTGATTTGCTTTTTGTAATATTTTTACTAATTGCATAATTACATTAATTGGTATACCAATACCCGGAGGGACTGATGTTGGGATAGGAAGCGCTGATATAATTTCTACTATTATACTAAATATTGTAATTATTATAGATATAGTTTTAAGAGTTATACTTACTCTTCTTAATGAATCTTCAACTTTCTGTATTACTCTAATAGCATTATCTCTAGCTATTTTAGCATTACTTAGTTTAGTTGGGTCATTTGATGCATTGGCATCTTCTATTATAGCGTTGGTTTGATCTACTAATCTCTTAAGAGCACTATTATTGGTTACTATATTTACTACAATAGTTTCTACACCTAATATTATTATAGGTGGTAAAGATTTTTTAGCATTTTTAAGAATTGATTTTGCTTTATCTTTTATGGCTTTTTTTAATTTACCCTTATTTTTAGTTTTACCTTTTTTTCTTTTAGTTTTTCGTTTTGTCTTATTTGCTTTTATTTTTTCAAAAGGATCTTTAAAGAAATTTTTAATATCTTGATTATTTTTATCCTTTCTTATTTGTAAGTTAATTTTTTTAGCTTCATAACTAATATTTTCTGCTTCTACTGCTTTAGTATATTCTTCATCACTTAATTTAGGAGGAATATCTACTGTTTCACCATTTACTACTTTTTTAGCAGGGGTATTTAATTGTTTTAATTTTAATAAAGTAAGTTGATGTTCAATTTCTAAATTTATTCCTTCTAAAACTAATTCCTCTTTTTCTAATAATAATTTACCTATAGGTGAATTACTAACAACCCCTATAACAGTAGCAGCAGCAACACTAGGTATCTGATCTCCAAAAGCTAATGGTGATTTTGATTTTCCTAAATTACTTAATATATTGGGGGATACCAAAGAGGATACGTTCCCTGATTGAGGGGGGGTAGGCGGTGGATTAAGAGGGTTATTTGGTTGTATAATGTCTGCCATTATGATATAAATACTTTATCGGATGTTATTTTTTCTAATTTATCTATTAAATTTTCTATATCAGCACTTAATTGTGGCCCAGCATCTGCTGTTAATGATGTAACAGGAATTACACCTTCTGATGTAGCTACTGTTGCAGTTGTTAATGCTGATGCTAGACTAGATAATGAGTCAAATAATTGTAAAAATAAATCATGAAGTTGATTTCCTAATATAGCTGGTTCTTCGGGGTAATCTCCATTTTTTTGAGTACCTAACATTATATAAGGAGAATTTATATGAGCTACTTTACCAGCATTTAAATTAATAATATTATCTGTATTTAATTCAATATTAGTTTTAGCAAATAATAATACTTCGTCTTTTTTAGAATTGAGAGTTATTCTATCACTATTAAATATTAATTGTGAATTTGAGTAATCTTTAGGTTTAATAGTATTAACTTGTGGATTTACTATACTAGCTCCAGGCATTAATGGAATTGCCTGGGTTGAAGTCATATAAATAGAGGATTTTTCCTTATTTATTTCTTCAATATTAGGAACTAATGATTTAGGATCTGTAGTAACATATCCATTAACTAATATAGTAATTGGATCTCCATCATTTCCTACACTACTCCATTCATTGATGTTAGATTTTAATTT